AGATATAGGCCAGGAGTTAGGATATAACACAGAGTCTATGAAGCAGGAAATGAAGAATCAGTTTTGTTATGATAATCAATATGAGATGTTTAGCTTATCAAATTGCTCGAAAGAGTTGGCTAGTGATTTTATAGAGTTCCTGATCGAATTTGCTTTTGAATATGGGATTAGCTTAAGTGAGGATCCGAAAGAATACTTAGATGATATTGAAAGATATTTAGCGGTATGTTTGACTAAGAAGATATGCGCAATATGCGGTCGAAAAGCAGAAGTACACCATTGGGATCACATAGGAACCGGTAATGATAGGAGAAAATATGATGATAGTGAGTTACGTAAGATAGCATTATGTAGAGAACATCATACAGAGTGTCATTCAATAGGCAGAGATTCATTCAGAGAGAAGTATAAGGTATATGGGATAATCTATAATAGTTGAGGAAGTGAAAGCATGAGTACAGTTACAGCTAAAGAAATATGTAAATTACAAGGAATAGATTTTAAGTTAGAATGCAAAGTAATATGCCCTTACTGCACTCAGAAGCAAATGATATTAAAATTAGCACATGGCACAGGGCATTGCATTAATTGTAAAACTGATAAAAAGATAGATGAAATTTTAAGGTTAAGTAAAGAGAAGTTTGGTACTGATCATAGACAGTTTAGAGATCTGATGCAAGAAAGAAGTGGAATTCAGCTATAAAAAGAAAAAAAGACGGGTACTCAACCCGCCCCAGAAACAAATCACTAATATCATTATATCATAAAAGAAAGGGGCGGGCAAAAGTGAACCAGGTAAAGATTGATAAGGAGACTAGAAAAATGTTAGGCAGGTTGATTGAGTGGTACCTTACCGGAGAACTTGACAATAGGATAAAAAGTGAAGAGATAGAAGCAAAGGAAGCCCCGACAGCTCAAACGACAGATAAAAGTATAGTACTTAATTCAGGAGGAACTAATTATTATAGTAGTGGTCTTGGAGTTGTTTTTAATCCAAGAGCAGCTGCTAAGAGAAGATATAGGATGTTAAAGTTAGCAAGGGAGAAATTAGAGTTGGCTATGGATAGCGTGCAGAAAAAGAAGAGGTATTCAGAACATAGAAAAATATTGTTTTTATTTTATAAGCATGACTTTGAACTCAACCAGATAGCTCAAAAGTTAGGTTGGGCTGAGATTACAATTAAGAAATGGAAAAAGGAAATATTAGATTACATAGCAGATCATATGAGGATAGCAGTTTAAATTCATATACTTTTCATATACTTATTGTATACCTCTCAGTGATATAATATATAATAAGAAGTTTTTAAAATAAGGAGGTGTTGCCGGTGAGTGAGAAAACTACAATATTGCAATGTTCAGGACAAAAGAACAATGGATCGAGGTGTACAAGAGAAAAAGAGTTTCCAGTTGAAGAAACTCCAGAAGAATGGAGATGCTGGCAACATTTCAAAGATGATATAAAAATAGATTGCTGTAAAGAACTAACCGATAAGCAAAAAAGGTTTGTGGAAGAGTATTTAGTTGACCTAAATGCTACTCAAGCAGCTATTAGAGCTGGGTATAGTCAAGAAACTGCACGACAGATAGGATCTGAAAACCTTTCAAAACATTACATTCAAAAAGAGATTCAAAAGGCAATGAAAAGTAGATCAGAGAGAACAGAAATAACTCAAGATAAGGTATTACAGGAGTTAGCTAAAATAGGGTTTACTGATATAACTGATTTTCTTAGCTTTAAAACAAAGAAAACAGTAGTAGGTAGAGATGATAATGACGAAGCTATTTATGGTTATCAAAAAGTTATTGAGGTGAAAGATAGTGAGAAGATAGACGGAAAAGCAATTAGTGAAGTCCAGCAAAAAGATGGAAACTTTAAATTTAAATTACATGATAAAATGAAAGCCTTACATGATATTGCAAAGCATCTGGGTATGTTTGAAGATACCATTAATATCAAAACTGATGCTACAGAGGGGATAATGGCAGCCTATAAAAAAAGAAAAGCCTTAGAAGAGAAGGGGGAGAGCAATGACCAATGAGCCTAATTGGGAAGAACTCTCCTATTTTTATTATGATAAGCCGGTTGAATTTGTAGAAGATATAATTGGCGTTGAACCCACTGATCAACAGAAAGGAGTTTTAATATCTGTAAGGGATCATCCCGCTACAAGTGTAAAAGCTGGTCATGGAGTTGGTAAAACTGGAGTAGAAGCCTGGGTGGTCAAATGGTTTATGTTTACTAGGCCGAACTGTCGTATTCCATGTACTGCACCAACTTATCATCAGTTAAATGACATACTTTGGCCTGAAATTAAGAAATGGTATAATAAAAGTGAATTAAAGATATATGAATTATTTGTATGGACTAAAGAAAGATTTGCTTTTAATGATTCAGATTTGAAAGACACATGGTTTGCTACACCTAGAAGCAGTAATAAACCAGACAATTTACAAGGTTTTCATGAAGATGAAGTTTTATTTATAGTTGATGAAGCCAGTGGTGTAGATGAAGATGTTATGGAAGTAATAGAAGGTGCTTTAACTAATGACGGAGCCCGCTTACTTATGTGTGGTAACCCTACACAAGTAAGCGGTTTGTTTTATAACTCGCATAAAAAAGATAGAGATTTCTTTAATTGTATTACTTTAAGTTGTGAAGATTCTCCGCTAGTTAGTCAAGAGTATATAGATAGAATTTATAATAAATATGGTAAACATAGCAATGTAGCTAGGGTAAGAGTTAGAGGTCAATTTCCTACTCAGGAACCGGATACAATTATTCCTATTACTTTACCTGAAAAGGCAGCCATGACTGAAGTAGATCCAACAGGTGATGTAGTAGAAATAGGAGTTGATGTGGCTCGGTATGGTGATGATGAAACTGTATTTTATAGTCGAAGAGGTTTTAAATATCTAGATTATGATATTAAGCAACAAACTTCTACTACTGACACTTCGGGATATGCAGCTGCATTAGCTAAGAAGTATAATAGCCAGTACCAAGTTAAGATTAAAGTTGATGTTACTGGTATTGGAGCAGGAGTAGTGGATGAGCTTGAAGCTAAAAGATTACATAATACAGAGATAATACCGGTTGGATTTGGAGAAAAAGCAGTTGATGATGATAAGTATGCTAATAAAGTTACTGAAATGTATTTTCATGTATTAGAGAAGCTTAAAAAGAATCCTAATCAAATTCCAGATGATGAAGAGTTGATAGCTCAGTTATCTACTCGCAAATACACGATTGATAGTAAAGATAGATTTAAGATAGAGCCTAAAGATAAGTTTAAGAAAAGAACAGGCCAAAGTCCAGACAGAGCAGATGCTTTTGTACTTTCATATTACAACAAGATTAAGAAAAAGAATCTAAAACCAGGCAAAAAGCCATCAGGATTCTAAGGAGGTGTTGCAGTGGGATTATTAAAGCCAGGGGATTACTGGCCATTATCAGTAGATAATGAAAAAAGAATCAAGCGTTATAAAGAAAATAAATTATTATTCGAAGGGGATCATGTAGATGTCTTCAAAAATGTTCAGCGACAAATTGAGTCTATAGAAGATATAGATAGTGCTGATAAAGTAGCGATGACTTATTTAGTATGTAATTACTGTGGTTTACTATCTAAATTAAGTGCTGATATGTTGTTTGGAGAGAAGCCACAGATTAAGGCTGAAAATAAATCTACTGATGATAGATTGCAAGAAATTATCAAGAATAATAACTTTTATACTAACTCATATGAGTCTGCTTTGGGTAATAGCTATCGTGGAGATAGTTGTCTTAAAGTGAAATATACTAAGCGATCAAAATATGCAAGTGAAAGAGAAGTAATAATTGAGCCACAGAACCCAGAATTTTTCTTTGTTGAAAAGGAAGAGAATAACGTTAGAAAAATTAACCGCATGATAATTGGTTTTACTAAGAGAGTGGCTAATGAGAAATATTTGCAGTTAGAAATACATGAGCCTGGCACCATTTATAATCAAGCATATAGAATGACAGGGAATGTAGTTAGCAGTCAGGTTGATATTAAGTCATTAGATGAAGGATTAGAAGAAGTAGTTAAAACTGGCGTTGATGATTTTTTATTAGTTCATATCCCTAACTGGAGAACTGACACAGAGTTTTGGGGATATAGTGATTATTTAGATATCAAATCACTCCAGGATGAGTGTAATGATCGTATTAGCCAGATATCTAAAGTGTTAGATAAACATGCAGATCCAAATATGATAGGTCCTCCTGACTACTTAAATGAAGATGAGAATGTAAATATAGGTGATTCTTATTTTCCGTATGATGATGAAAGTGTTAAACCTGAATACATGAGCTGGGATGGTAAGTTGGAAGCTGCATTTAAAGAAATAGATTACATGCTAAAGATGATGTTTCTTGTTACTGAGACATCTCCAGATGCTTTTGGATTAGATGATGGGAACGTGGCTGATAGTGGTAGAGCCTTGAAGTTTAGATTAATGAGGTTACTTTCTAAAATTGCAAGAAAGAAAATGTATTATGACAAAGGTCTTAAGAAAGCATTAACGATAGCTCAAAAGTTGGATAATGAGCATAATGGGCAAAATTATGAAGTAGAGGAGCCAAGTGTTGATTGGCGTGATGGATTACCTGACGATCCGAAGGAAAAAGCTGAAACTACTGAATCATTAGATAGAGCTTCAGCTATGAGTACAGAGGAAAAAGTGAGATATAATCATCCAGAATGGTCAGAGCAGAGAATACAGGATGAGATTAGCAGGATAGAAGCAGAAAAGGCCGAAGAACGTACTGCTCCGGTATTATAGGCGGTGATTAGATGAAGTTATACGATAAACTCAATAACATTAAAGGATTAGAAAAGAATCCAGCTAAAGATGAAATAATAAAAATGCTTAAGTATTACGATAAAGTTGTTAAAGACCTAGAAAAAAGCATAAATCGATTAGAACAAAGTGGGTTTAATCCTTCAGTAGCTAAAGCTTTTCAAAAAAAAGTTAGTTATAAAGTTGATAAATTAAATAAAATAGTTGAAAAATGGGCCGAAGTTATTTCGAAGGAAAGTTATACTCGGGGATTAGATATAGTCGATGCAATTATCAAAAGAGATAGCAATGGGGAAATGACTCTTAAACCTAGAGATAGAGAGTTTATTAAAGAAACTATAGATAAGATAAAGAAACAGACTTTTAAAGATGTTAAAATGGTCAACAAGGATATGAAAGATAGGTTAGATAAATTAGTCCAGAAAGGGATTAAAAAAGGTCAAGGGGTTAGAGTAGTACAGGAACCGGGCAAATTAGGTGGTACAACTACTGGAGATGAAATAGGTTCTAAAATATACCGGGAGTTACGAGAAAACGGATTAAAGTTAGTTGATTCTGCCGGGCGCAAATGGGATCCAGTTAAGTATGCTAGAATGTATGCCAGAACCAGAACCCGTGAATACCAAACTAAAGGTACCATTGATCGCATGCAGCAAAATGAGTTAGATTTGGTTAAAATAAGTGAACATGTTGATGTAGATGGTATGGATATTTGTAACTTATATGAAGGTAAAGTTTTTACTATTTCCGGTAATAGTGACAGGTACCCAGCGTTAGAACAAAGGCCACCATATCATCCTAATTGTGCTCATGTCGTTACTCCATGGGTGGAGAAATATGCTAAAAAGCGTGGTGAAGATGTAACAAAATATTACAAAGATGAGTTTAAATATGATACAGAAAATGGTATAATAAAGACAGATAAGGTATTAGAACTTGGTAGTTCTGCTCCTAAAAGATATAAACCATTTGGTGTAATAGATTTAGAAGGTAGAGATCAACCAATTAAACAACGTGTATTTTATAATAAACAAGGGAAAATAATTAAACAAATAGATACTCATCCTCATAATAGGCCAGATAACCATCCATATGGGTTAAATGGTGAGCACGCTCATGATTTTGAGTGGGAAAGTGGAGAACTTAAAAATCGCACTACTCGAGAATTGATTAAGAATGAAAGAAAATTAAACTCAGATATTCTCCCTGAGTAAGGAGATGATTTAAATGGCTGGTAAATATAACAGTATTGACGAATTAATTCAAGATTTAAAAAACTTCAAAGATATAGAGTTTGGATATAATGGGAAAGAATATTCCATTTGTCCTGTCCATGGAATTTATGCAGTTGGAGAAGCCCAGAAACCTTCAATTGAGTTTGAAACCATAGATGAATTATTAGAAAATTTTAGGGTACAAGGCAAAAAATTAGAGGAGATTATTACTGAGATAGAATTATATTTACATTAAAAGGACTAGAATTGGTTTATCTGAAAATAAAATAGATACTTTTAAGCATCCAATAAAGGGTGCTTTTTCTTATGCTTAAATATCTTGAGGAGGAGTAGTATGAAAGAAGAGTTTTTAAATAAAATGAAAGAAATTAGATATGGTTTAGCAGCAGAATTAAAAGAATTTGTAGATTGCAAATTTAAAGAGTTAAAAAAAGAATTAGGATTTGCA